TTTTTCCTGTTTGGGCATTGGGCGTACGAACAAGGTTACATCCAAACTGACGTATTCCCAGAAGATGAGTTATTCGCCGTATGACATTCCTTGTAGACACTCCGTATGTATCCGCTTACGTCCGTAACGAGCATTTGTTTGACGAGCAGGAAGGGCATGGAGACTTTACCGCCTGCACCGTCTTTGGGTTTCGTGCGGAACCCGGCAGAGTCCCCATGTTTCAAGTCATGTTGGAGTCAGGGGCGCAATGGGCGCGTGTACCGATTCACATGATCTGCTCAAAGCCGTGCGACCCGCTGCCGCTAGATGTTTGCGTGTGGTGGGACAGTTTTTCCCGTCATTGCACGGTTCATGAATTTAGTTTCCTGCGTAATCACGCCGTGGATTGCATGGGACGAGATAAGAAGATTCGACACGGCAATTACCTGTTCACAGTTGATTGGTGCAACGGTGGATGGTCAGAAATCCCCGATCAGCACAAGAATCATCACATCATCGTGGAGGAATCAGGACAATGGTTAGCGTATCCGAACAATCGACTAATCTGGAAAGACCCGTCATGGATTCGCACGGACTTCCCACTACCAAAATGGAAATCTCCCTCGCGGACTTATTCAGCCGAGTTTTCGGCACAGCAGACTACAAGCTCTACCGCCCCGACGACCCCGAAACCAGCAAAGAAGCTGCTCGATCTATAGACACTAGCCGGCTGGAGCAACTTGTTTATGAAACTATTAAAGGCTATGGCGCGACAGGTTGCATTAGCGATGATGTTAGAGCCGCCCATTCCTCACTTGCTTACAGCAGCGTTACGGCAAGATTTAAGGCGCTGGCTGAAAAGGGACTGATACGATACGAAGGAAAGCGCAAAGGCTCCTCTAACCGCTCACAGCGCGTTATGGTGGCCGTATGAAATGGGTTATCGACCTCTGCATTAAGGTGTTCCGTGACGCGGAACGGGTGCACGTACCCCCGCCTAATTGGGCCTGTAAGCGTGGAGGGGTCGAGATATGGTAGACGACGAGGATGAAGCCTTTGAGCAAGAGCTAAAGGCAGCCCCATGGGGGTATGGTCAGCCGATTGATATATTTTTCGTTATCGCCCAACTCAAACGCCACGGTCTACACCGAGAGGCGAAATGGTTGCTAGATGAGTGGGCAATACTGACGCATAGGTGAGGGATCGTCTAAAGGCAGGACATCGGGTTTTGATCCCGAGTATCTAGGTTCGAGTCCTAGTCCCTCAACCATCCCCTTCGGGAGGCCACTTAAAGGAACGGGTCTGTAGGAAGTAACGACCGTTGCACTTACAGACCCCTTTTAGGTAATCCTTTACCTCGGGGTGCGAGCAGTAATACCCCTGCCCATTAGCGGGACAGAAGAACACGCATAGCTGGCACGGATCAAACTTTTGCCAATCTACCGGCTTCTCATCCATCGCAGGTATTCCGCGCCTTCCTCGGGTTCCCACCAAACTTTAATTAAATCGGGATGGTTGGGCGGTAAATCAGGATTAATTGTTGTCAGGGCGCACGGAGACAGCGAATTGTCTCTGAAGCCCCTCTCCTTGGCGTAGCGGTCATATACCTTGTAGCTCGCTACTTTCATCGTGTGCATCGTAATGCCCGCTATAGGGTCTTTAAGGACGCTGTAGGCGCTTTCGTGCTTGTGGCCTGCCACGTACAGGTGGTCGCGCGTACCCATCAGAGCAGCCTTCATAGGCCCGTGGGCAGGGTTCCATATGCTAGACCCCGCATGATCGTGGCGAGCATTAACGCGCACCTCTAGCCCGTTAGGGAATCGAAGCGCTATACGGGCTTCTGAGGACTTGTATAACGCGTTCTGCTGCTTGGCTATCCATTTGAGCGGATCGCCCGAGCCTGACCACAAATCGTGATTGCCGCCAATCATGTATAGCCAGTCGCAGCGGTTGACGAACCACTCGGCCAGCTTCCACGCCTGCGCCGCTGACGTACTCTGGTCGGCGTAAAGCCTTGCTAAACGCCCCGTCCAGTTGTTCGTGGTGTCGCCCACATTGCAGGCAAACAAGCCATCTGTGGCGTTAACGAGGGCGGTATGACGCTCAATGGCCTCTATATCGCAGCCGTCGTCATCTACGTGCGGATCGCCAAAGTGCAGCAAGCCGATAGCGCCGGACAGCTTGACCCGAATCGGGATAAGCTTGGACGCTTCCTCATGCTCGCGCTTGTGGGCAAACTTGCGCTTACGCTGGGCAATCAGTTCTTCAATCGAAACGTCGTCATCCGGTAGCGGGGTAAATTCAAACTGTTTGTCAGCAGCGGGCGTTTGTTTACCGGGCTGATAGGTTGAGTCAGGAATCAGCATACCCTGCGCTTTCATTCGCTTTAAGCGATGCAGGAATGTCCGTTCGTTAATGCCAATTTCGGAGGCGGCTGCCGACCGAACACCATTGTGCTTTCGTAACGTATCAACTATTTTCTCATCAGTCGCTTTTTTCGCTACCACGATTTGTTTTCCGTTTTACCGTGATGCCGAGTTCCTTCCGGCGCTTCTCGGTTCTGTCCGGGGCTAACACGGCTCTCCATTCCAGATGGCCGTCAACAAGTCGATATTCCTCTTTGTGCGTCAGCGCACAATCGCAGCACTCGGTATAGGTGTAGCCCTTTACCCGATACCAAGTTCCCTCGTTCATCTGCACAACAGGGATTTTCTTAGGCATATCAACCTCGCAGATACAATCTTTGCTCATCTAGCCTGCGATTTACAAGCCCTTTCAATACTTTACCGCCAGCTTTTGACCATTTCATGAACTCATCAGCGGCTTCGTCAAAGTCTCCACGGTTGTGTTTCATGCGGAGACTTGAGCGTTGAAGGTTTCCAAGGCCGACGTTAAAGGCAAAACTAACTAAAGCGTCAAATTGGCCTTGGCTATTAACAGCAGAAGGGCAAAGTCGGGCCACGCCACGCTCAAACCGGCCAAGGTCTTTAGCAAGGATATCGTCCACCTCTCCCATAGTGAGGCTGCGATCCCAGCCATCGGGTACCGGTAAACTCCGTCGTTCATCAAATTTCACCGTTGCGTGGGTAGGGTCAATAACGTGTCCGACCCCAACCGTCCATAGCAGGGCCGGACACCGGTAAGGGCGCATCCTTACGCCCTCGTGATGCTTAATCATCGCCTTTGCGGCGTCAGAAACCTTCATTTCTGGCTAAAAGCGCGACCACCAAAATGAAAGGCAATGATGCTGGCAAGAATTGCCATTTCATCCTCGGAAAACACGTTTTCCAGCGCAATCGCAAACGGTACGCTTTGATTCCACGCGTACCACATTCCAGCAATGTTGATGATGACTAGTTCTAACACAAAGATGTAGGTGACGACCGGACGCACCGAGGCGCGTAGGTTAATCATCCATTGGCTTGCACCCTCGCCAATCTTCATGTCGTGTTCGTAGAGCGCCACACGTTCCTCGGTAGCGGTCTGCGTCTGGATTTGCTCCAGCTTAATTTCCTCAACCCGTGCCTGCGCGATAAACCCACGTTCTGCGAGGGCTAGTTCACGCTCTTTTTGGGCCGAAATAATGGCAAGTTCGTGTTTCTTGTCCTGACGGTCTTGGAAGATTTGCAGAATCTTGGGCAGACCACCCGCAAGGAACGACAAGAACGTGCTAACCATTGTCATCATTTGTCTTTCTCCACATCGTGCTTCGTTCCAATCATAATCCCCGACAAAGTGCCAACCAAAAAGGTCGCAATCGGGTTGATCAATTTAAAGAACTCCGCATCATTCGGTGCTTGCGCGTCAATCGGTTGAGTTACAAAAATAAGCGCATAAAGCACCGCAACAATAATAATTAACAACGTAATTGCGAGCGTAACCCCAACGATAAACCGAAGTAACGTATCTAATTGAGGATCTACTCGCACTTTGTTTGCCTCAGCGTCATTTCAGTACAAGTGCCGCTTGCCGAACAGATTGGTGGGTTACACTCTGTGTTGTTCCAGTTGGCTGGATCTTGGCACGGGTAGCGGTAACGATCCGCACAACCCACCGTTGTTAGCACAACCATCAGCATCATCACCCGTTTCATTTGATGACCGGCCATGCTCGAGTAAACATCTCGAAAATGTCCATGGGTTTACTTCCAGAGCCAGTCAAGAACCTTAACGAACAATCCACCTACAACAGCCGCAAAGCCGCCCACAGCCATCAAGGTGCGCCAACCGCCTTTAGCCTCGGCCAGCATTAGCTTGATTTCGTGTACGTCCTTTTTCATTTCGGCCATATCCGCTTGCAGAGTCTCAATCTGTGCATCGTGGCGGCCAATGTCCCGTGCCATTTCCATCGTCTAGCTCCTACGGGTGGGTGGCCTTGTATGCGTCAAATTCGGCTTTAAGTTCTTGGATGGCTTTGATCAGCGGGGCAATAAACTGGATGTATTCCAGCCCCATCTGGGCATCACCACCGTTGACTTCGCTATCGCGGAACCCGCCAAAATCAATACCCATGCCGTCTATGACGGCCTTAACTTCTTGCGCCACTAAACCTTGATGGAAACGACTACGTTTGTGGGTGCCGTCATGCGTCAAATTGGAAAGTTTGTTTACCTCGCGCCATGCGTCCCATTCTTCTTTCGGGGCATCTGCGGCAGGTTTTAACGAACGGTATGATTCGCGGAAATCCCAACGGTACATACGTGGCTGAAGCTGCATGATAAAGCTTAAGCCAAGGTTGGTATCTTGAATGTCAGCCTTGTCCCGAGCGTCCGAAGTATTGTTAAAGCTCTTGGCGTAAACGTCTACGCTAGTGTCGCCAATTCTGCCGTAATTTGCGCCGGTTACTTGGGCGTCAAATCCAACTGCTAACGAGTTGGTGTAGTTGCCAGTTAAAAACGCTTCAAGGCCAACGGCTGTTGAGTAGTTTGCAGTTGATAAAGCACTACCCGCGTTATCACCCACAATGGTGTGGCCTTGACCTGATGTAATGGAGTCACCGGCAGCAGTTCCAACGCAAACGTTTTCGCCGCCAGATGTAATTGCCGTTCCGGCGTTATAACCGATAGTGACGTTGTCAACGCCGCTAGTAATACTATCGCCTGCATTGACGCCAAAAAGGGTAGCGGTTGTGCTGGTCGTTCCCGTCAACCCAATAACAACCGGATTGACGATTTGAAATCGTGTGCCGTCGTAAATAACCGTAACAGTCTGCCCAGACTTAATTTCACCAGCCACCAAGGCGGTAGTACCGTTCTTGGTGACGTTTTTGGCGCCAAGGCTGTTGATGTTTAGCGTGACAGCGCCGGTATTGTCACCAGCGGCTACAAAGTAAAACATCTGGCCTGCGGCATAGGCAGCAAGCGAGGGCGTCAGGGAGCCTGTAATCGTGTTCGTGCCGCTAACCGAGCCGATCAGCTTGGTTACCGTGCTTTGCACTTGGGACAGCGTAGGCGCGTCCGTGGCATCCGTGCCAAGGGCAAGACCCGTGATCTTGTTGCTGCCCATCGGAATGTTGGCGGTCGGGGTGGTCTGACCGTCCTTGGTAAGGCAGGTGGAAAGACCCGTAGCAAGGTCAGCGGTCAGGGCGTTAAACGCCGTGCTGCTAATGACGGTGCCTGATACGACAGGCTGACCTGCCGTGTTGATTACAAATGTGCCGGAACCGTTAAAACTCACTTTCCTTCCTCCTCTGACGCACGATCAAGTTGCGCCAGTTGATATGCCAACATTCTTGCCGTCTGTGGGTTGACCTTGCCGCCAGCCCGTTTTGCCATGTCTACCGCCATCGCCATTTCTGGGTTGCGGCGCACCAATTCATCGCCACGCTGGGCAAGCAATTTGGCAAGCTGGGCGGGTTTGCCGACAGCTTTACCTGCGGCATATACCGTTTCGCCCACAATGCGTGGCGAAGTACTAGCAAGCTGTAATGCGCCTGTCGGGGTAACGCCTTGGGCAATGGCAGGGATGGTGCTGTATATCGCACCGGCTCCCGACAGCGCGCCAGACAAACCGCGTGGCGTCCATGAACTCATTGCCTGACCAGCAAGCTGCGGGAACAACTCGGTTGCCCCACGCTCTGCCAGCATTTCGCCAAGCTCTGCGCGACGGCCATAATTGGTATTAGCGTTGTTTCGCAGGATGGATTGCAGCTTACGCACCTGCGTATCAATGCTGGCTCGCGGGTTTTGCGAAAGCGTTGTTTCAATTTCATCCAGCAAATCGCTGGCAGTTTCGTAGTCTTTCATTACCCGCGAGTATTCGGGGGCTTGTTTGGTAATTTCGCCTCTAACGGCGTTGTACGCCTTGTCTGCGGCTAACCGCGCTGGAGAACCAAAAGCGTATGATTCTTTAATGTCTTTCAACGACTTTTTGAGGGCATCTAATCCTTCTGGCGTGTGGAACTCTGCCGGATCAAGCCCTTTCCACTCGTTTACTTGGTCATTGATCTTTTGCCATGCCTCTGCGGCAGATTTGTCAATAACTTGACCCTTGTACATTCCCGTCTGACGGGCATTTCCAATGGCTTTATCAATGTCATCAAACTTCAGTACGGTTTTGTCTTTGGCGACGTTAGCCATGCCCTGCCGATACGCAGTAGACCGATCTTGACGCAATGCGCTAATAGCAGGTTTGATGGATTCCACAACATCAGCAATAGGTGCGGCACCGCGCATTTGCGATACAAACGCTTCGCCCTGATCGCCGCCGCGATAGCCCGCCTTGGCGGCTTCTTCTACAGCGCGAGTGCCTGTGCCGGTGGTAAACCCAAGAACCGCCGCCGTGCCTTTGCCAGCGCCTTTAACAGCTTTAGTAGCAACTGACAAAGGATCAACAATGTCTGCGGCTTTTTGCACCGCTTTGCCTGCGCTTTTAACGCCAGCTTGGGGAACGGCGCGTAACGCACCGCCAGCGCCCGTCAAAATAGTGGCGGCATCTGCCAAAAATCCGGCGGGGTCGTCTGCAAACGTGCGCTTGGCGTTTTCAATGCCGCCATATCGGTTCTTGTAGAACTCACCAACGCGGTTAGCCATTGCTGGGTCGGCATCGGTAACACCCATTTTGCCCAACACGCTGCTTCCCAATGCGGCAATGTTCTTGCCCGTCTCAATAGGGCTAGTTACCGCCTCAAACGTGGACTTGCCAAGCTCAAAGGCGCTACCGGGGAAGTTAGTAAGGGCTTGGGCAAACATCTGCCCTGTGCCTAGGCTGTCCTCGCGCTTTGGCATTGCGGGAGCGGCAGGCGGCTTTGCGCCTTTCGCTTTGTCGTGCTTGGCGTAAGCCTCATCTGGTGACGCTGCTTCGTAGATTTGCCCATCAATGCGGTAAGTAGGCATTTCTGATTACCTCGACGGCAGGTCAATAACGGGCTGATACGATGGGCCTGCGTCGCGCCCGATTGATCGCAAAACCGTTTCGCGGTTACGACGCTTTTGCTCCAACACTTGTGCGCTATCGCCCGGCTGCGGGATGTATTGCTTTCGAGCGTTATCAAACTCTGGATCGCTAATAACCGCGCCGGATTCACGGCGCAACACGGCGTTGATAAAGTTGCGTTCTGCTTGGAAAAACATTTGCTGGTTTGGATCAAGACCAAAATTGCCACCCGGCAAACCCGACAAAATTGACGCGCCAACACTTTGCGGGGCCGTATCCAAAATTGGATTTGCTTCTGAAATACGGTCAGCAAAACCAGCAGCTTTGGCCTGACTTTCGTTCATGCCTTTTGGAGACGGTCGAACACCCGACACAATAGATGGGGCGCCGCCCGTTCTGCTAGTTTGGAAAAACACGGGATTACCTTGTTCATCAACGCCAGCTTCTACGCCCGTGCCGTAAATGTTCGTAACTGGCGCAGCAGCGCGAGTGGTTTCTTTTTCAATAGCCGCATCATAAATTTTAATGGCGGGGTCGCCCGGCTTAAGGCTGTTACGTTCCACAATTAACTGCGATAACGGACTGCCTTTTACCTCATCCTTTTTTGCAGTAACAGTTGAGGTTTTGGTGCCGCCACGTTTGCCAAACTGTACATATTGACCTTTTTCGCCAACTACCGGGGCGTAGAATTCTTCGGCTTCGGCAGGCGTTATGGAGCGTTCCAAAGCAGCGGCCAACATCGGTGCGCGGCGCAATGCAGCCGTACCCACCGGGGTCATCGCCACATTCATTGCGTCCTCTGGATCGCGTCGATACTGCGAGGTCGGCTGGAATTCTTCCAGCGTGGTTTGTTCTGGAATAGCAGCAGGGGTAGCGGCTTTCGGGTCGTACACGTACCCACCGCGCAATCGACCGGCGATCTGCCGTCCTGCGGTGCTTTCCATTTCCTCGGCCTTGGTTGCCGCTTCACCCGCTTTCTTGCGCTGACGGGCGCTTATGAACGATTGCAGCGCCATAACAAGCGGTGCAGCGGAAGGGGTGGGAGCGTCGGAGCCAGACAGCGGGCGGTAAGTTTGCGATTCTAAGGCTTCCGCCATTGCCTGCCGACGACGAGCTTCGGCCATCTGGCGTTCGTATTCGGTAGGCTCCGCAAAGCTTGATACATAATTAATCGGCATTTTCAAAGTCCCCTCTGTACGCGCCGCCTTGCGGTGTCGTCATGCCCGGTGATGCTGGCTTAATCATGCCTTTTGGCACAGCCCGTCCGTATTGGGGACGAGCCGGAACCATCGTCATCGGGTTTGGCGAATACTGCATATCTTGGGCGGGCGTGAAGTTATCCATGCTGCCGCGCTGCTGAAGGGCGTTAGCCAACTTCTGCTGTCTGCTCATGGGGCCACTAAAGGTTTGGTATTTACCGTTCATATTATTTACCGAATGGGCTGCCAAAGAAGCCGCCGCCTGCTGCTGATCCTGCCGCGCCAGCAAGACCGCTTAACAAGCCCATTTTGGCATTGTATGCAGCGGTCTGGTTGGCGTAGTTACGCTGTGCAAAGTCGCCTGCTGCCTGCGTTCCGGCAAACACCGGAGCCGCCGCGACGTTTGCGCCTTGGTAGCCTTGGAACTGCGGCATATTGACCTGTACGCCTGACATAAGCGCCGCGATTTCGTTAATTGGCTGATTGCGTAGCGCCAACTGCTGCTGCAACGACTGTTGCAACGCGGTGTTGCCAAACTGGGCGTTTTGCAGGGCTTGGTTGTACTGCTGCAACTGCGCGGCGTTTGCCATCTGCTGCTGTTGGGCGGCGATGTTTTGGTTCTGGGCAAGTGCCGCATTGCGGGCTGCCTGCACATCCATCTGCTGACCGAACGCTTGACCCTGACCGGACAGCAGCGCCTGATAGGCTCGTAGCGCAGCGTCTTGGTTCTGCGCGATGGCCTGATTCCCCATCTGCTGTGCGGCTTGGCTTTGCGCGAAGTTCTGCCCGAGGGCGGCATTGCGGGCTTGTTGTTGCGCCAATGCCGTATTCACGTTTTGCTGCAATGCGCGGTTGTAAACGTCTAGGCCGGTCGTACCCATGCCAAACTGCCCAAGGGCAGCCTGATTGGCAAATTGGGCAGCTGCCTGCTGTTCGCCAAAGCCTTGTGCGCGAGCAGACATATCCAGCTGCAAGCCTTGAAGGGCGGCCTGCTGAACGGCGTCGTTTTCTTGCTGCTGTTGCTCGGTGATCGCCTCGTTATAGGCTTCCGAGCCACGCGGAATGCCTTGGTTAGCAAGCTGCGTTTCAAGAGCTTGACGACGGCGCTGCAACTCGGGAGCAACACGCGACAGAATTGCCTGCTGACCCGTTGTACCCGCCTGCACCGGCATTTCAGCCAAATTGGAAGTATCAATACCGCGTTGCAACCGCTCCACCGGTACCCGGCCTTGAGCAACGCCAAACCGCGTTACGTCGCGTCCACCACCTTGCGCCAAGCCAAACAACCCACCGGCAGGGCCACCGCCAGCGGAACCGTAACCAAAAAGGTCAGGCGCACCGCCAAACTCGTAGGCGTTAACGTCAGCACCGGCTTGACCCATGCCCATAAGGTCAGGTGCGCCCTGCACGTTACCGTAGCCACCAAGCTCGGTTTGCAGGTTACGCAGGTTAGGCTGAAAAGGCTGCCCTATAACGCGCTGTGCGGTTCCTAGGGCGGTTTCGCCAAGACCCGAAAGGCCGATGTCAACCCGCTGCTGCGCCTCCAGAATTTTCTGTTGTTCGGGCGAAAGGAATTGCTCAATGAACGGCGTATCCTGATCCGTCATTGTGGTAAATTGTTCGCGGGTCGGGGCAGTCGGCTTTCCAACGCCTCCAACGCGGTTTACGCCTCCACCAAACACCCCAAACGCATAAGGATCGTTTCCGCTGCGATCAATGGCTCCAGCGCCTTCGATTTCTTGCTGGCTATAGGCTTGGAGTTGCTTGTTGTAGTCCTCCATCGCCTTGTTGTAGCCAGATTCGTCAAACACGCTTTTGCCAAACGTGACGCGCTGACCGCCATAAGGGGTGGAGACATTCGGGTTAGAAATACGGGCGGTTAGCCGCGCCGCATCCAAATTAGCCTGCCCTTGCTGCTGTGCCGCAGCGGCGTAATCAGGTGCCGGAGGTGGTTTCGGTGAACTTTTGCCCATAACGCCTTCCTAAGAACCGGCACGAGTCTCGTGCCATAGTTAAAAACACGATGTCCCCGTTGGTGTCGGCGTTATGGATACGCGCTTCCTCGGTGAACCCCATTTTACCCACTAATCGCAATGCTTTGCTATTCCCGCTTGACACAGGGACAACAATTTTGTCAACCCCGCATACATTGAACGGGTAATCGAATATGGCGGCCAGATATGTCGGGGTCATGCGGCCTTCAATGGCAATGTGGCAAAACACGGAACGACCGTTCCAGTTCTCGTACACCACGCCAGCGACAAGCTCCCCGTCCTTGCGTAACCCAAGGGCGTTAGAACGAGCTTCGTGGTATCCACCCCCAGTCTGGGAGCAGACCCACTCGCCCACCTCTGTGCTGCTTTCTATATTCCAGCCCATCCGATTTGATACACGATGTCGGTTGATGCCCATTGCAGCGACAAATTGCGGCTGCTGCTATTTAACTGGATGCCAGCGCAGTACCCAATGCCAGTAACGCCCTGCCAGTTGTTGCTAATCACCGAGTCCTGACCCCAAATACCCACATCCCATGTGGAAACGTCCCAAGTGCCATACGTTGACGGTGAATACGCCAACGCTGAAGTGCTTGGGGCAAGGTCAAAGTCCACGTTGATGTCGATGTTGATAGCCGGTTGGCCGTTGCTGAACAGGCTTGGACGCGCACGGGTAAAGTATTTCTTTACGCCACGCGAATCAAAGTAGTTAAACGCCTGTAGCGCCCGAGCATCAATGTTGCTGGTGTCGTCTTTGTAGCCAGCCGTACCGCTAACCGTCCACGCTTTAGCGACGTATTGGTTGCCGCCAAAATACAGTTCATCGCCTAGCAGGTTGAAACAGTTGGCGTACCAGTTTGTAAACCGACACCACGCCTTTGTGATGTTGTTCATTACAAACTGCTCTTGACCGCCCGTCGCAACCGGCACGTTGACGATCAAAGCGTTGTTGAGAGAGTTGTAAATCATCCCCCAACCAAAGTTGTTCTTGTAGTTCTGCGCGGCTAGTGCAAACGCACCCTGTATCTTGTCCGACAGCGCCACGTTGGGATCAAGCCGTGATGACTGCAACGCTGAGGCAAGCGGGAACAGCCCGTCAAGCGTCAACAGCAACAAGTCACCGCCGTACTTCATCATGCAACGCTTGGAGATAGGCGAACCCACCATCCAAACGCCAATCAACGCCCATGTAGAGGCGCTAGAGGGGTCGGTGCCGCGATAGACGATGACCTCGCCCTTGTCCGTAACAAATACGAGGTTGTCGTCTACACCGTAACCGGCGTCGATTGTCCATGTACCAAGTGCTACTAAGGTGCCACCCAGCCTTGCAACGGCAGACAGGTCGAGTTCCTGCGCTACACCGCCTACCGATAGGGTCGGCAGATACCATGCTTTTAGGGTGTCCTTTTGGATAAACCACAGCCGGTTCTTAAACAGCGTGATGTTGGACAGCGTAGTAGTCGTGACGCCCGTAATGGCAGGGCTAGATACACCGTCAATGGCCGTCCACGTTGACCCGTTGTACAGCTGCGGCTTGTTTGTGCCGTTAACGCACATCATGTAGTTGCCGCCGGGGGTCGTGATGTTCACGTATTCCCAACGCGCATTAGCAAGACCGCTAACAACTGCTGCGCCTACCGCACCGGCTGACGTTACGTCGTAAAAAGCCGTACCCGAGGCTGCAAACAACTTGTTGCTGGCAGCACCGGCATAGCTAAACAGGCTTTCTACCTGCCCCGGTAACCCCGTCGCGTGTTTGCTATACCCGCCTCGTAGATTGACGTTAGAGACGCCGGGGAAAAGGTTATCCAGCGAGACGGCATCCGTGGCTGCCATGTTGGCGAGCGAATCGCGGGCGTTCCAGCCGCCGATAGGGGCGGGCAAGGATGCCACGTTGGCGTTGGCTCGCTGGACGAGACGACGCACCCGAGCCATTTATTGGCTCTCCGTGCCATAGCCGCTGTCAGGGATGTTGTCGTAGCCGATCAGCACCGTACCCGGTCGCGGCGCAAACGACAGGTTGGCCGAGGCCACATCCTGTGCAATGGCCGTCTCCAACTCCATCAAATAGTCACGGTATAGCGCCGTGGTATCAAAGCCCTTGGCCTCAAAATACTTGAGCTTGGTAGACAGCACCATTACGCGATCTGGGTAGATGCACGTATCGCTATCAGCGGTAAAGCTGGTTTTCGGATTGCCGTTAGCGGCCTGCGCCCAACCGTTGCTGCGGTACTCAAAGCCGAGCAACTCGCCTGCGTTCATACCCGGCCAAATCTGGAAGTACGCACCGAGCAGACGCCAGCGGATACGTGGGCCGGTTGAGATATAACCCGACAACAACCATTCCCATTGTTGCGGGGACTCGGGGCCAAGCATTTCCCAACGCTTGCTCTTGTCCCAATGAGTACGATTGACCGTGCTGTAGTAGTCCGAGGGAAGGTTGTATTTAACCTTCTGGAATATCAGTTCACCGTTAATCTGGCCTTCGGTCGGCTCGTAGTTGAGCGTGACCTGCGTGGCGCTATCTACGCTTGTGACGTAGGTGGCGTTAGGGATGCCTACGCCCTGCACTTGGTAGGACGTAGACAACCCTGCCGTTGAGGGGATGCCGGTGATGGTATAGGCGCTATCCGTCCACGTTCCCGTGGTCGAAATAGCCTCGGTGTAGAACGTATGCTGCTTCGTTAGCTCACGCCAATCCGCACGACGCATCAACTCGTAGCCGGAGGCGTTCATCAGCGCCAAGATTTGAATAACATCTTGGTTGCTGTTGCCTGCTACGCTTGCCGGTGTCGCAATACCCAACTCGTTAGTAACTTGCTGGACGAGTTGAAGCATCGTGGTTGTGGACATGGTTTATCCCTCTGCAATAAGTTCTTTAGGCGGCCGACCGCGACGCTTTTGCTCGTTCTGAGCAGCCATAAACTCGGCCATCTGCGCCTGCAATTCAGCCAACTGCTTCTTGGTATCTTCCAACTCTGCGCTGGCGTCTGAACGGTTCTTGCGGTTGAGGTACAGGCGGGCGCGTTCACGCAAACCCACACCGCCCATGCCAACACGCTGCAACTGCGAGTCAGAGGCCAAGGCCAGCTGCTCCACAGTCAAGAATTTTAGGATGGCAAGCTCTGCGATCTGATCCCGGTTGATTTCCTCGGGGTAGTCCTTGTGCCATTGCGATAGCGCGGTGCCGATTTCGTTTGCCGCCCCCTCATTCTGCTGCATCTGAAAATACAGCCATTGGCGGGGAAATCGCTCCTTGTGATCGTCGCGTACCGGTTGGTCGATGATGTTGGTCTTGTCACCGGGAGCCATAATACGAACGTAAGGTCTGCCTTCGTTTGCACCAGAATCCTTAACGTAAAACTCTACGTGCAACTGTGAGTCGGCGTTGTTGATGTCGCTATCTAGGGCCATTTTCCTTTCTCCTGTGGGGATTGGGGTTAAAGGTTATTGACTTGGGTCAAAGTACAAATAACCGAGGGAATCGCAGGCCACACGCTTGTCGCGCTGGCTGCAAGAATTCTAACGCTTGTGTCATCAACTGCCCACATCAACTCAACGTAGTTGGTAGGCTCAAGTTGGATGATGAAGTTCCACGCTGCAACGGTACGTGCAGCAGAGCCTTGAACGGCGATTGTAGTGGTGGTATTCGCCACATTGGTGCCGTTCTTACGCAACCAAATATAGATGTTTCCTGTAGCGCCCGACGTTTTGTCTAATTGCGCCGAAAACTGGACGTTATAGACGCCTTGGTAGTCCACGACAACGCGGGAAGTGGGCGATCCGATAGACACGCCATTGCTGCTATCGGTGGTATTAAACTTCATGCCGTAAGCGGTGTTAGTGGCCGCTGCCGTCTGCGTCGTAGTGTCCGAAAACGCACCATAATGCAGGATGGGGACTGCTCGCCCAAACCCCTGCAATTCTTCCCAAACCGTGTTGCTGACGGCAAAAAACAAAGCCGAGCAACCCGTGTTGATTAGTCCAGAACCTACGCTGTTGATGCTGCTGTTGGCGTCATAAGGATACACCAGCAACGGGTTTGCACCGCCATTACGCACAATAATGGTTTCGCCCATTTCGGTCTGCGGGAGTTTGACCCCTGCGCCCGATCCCACCGTCGTGACGTTGTTGTAGACGTAAGTTAGCTGTGTGGCATTACCGGCTGACGTACCGGCTGCCGTGACTGAGGCTGTGCCGTCACCGCAAATGGAGACGGTCGATAGCTGGCTAATGCCGCTACCAAGTACGCGGGAGGGAATTGCCATTAGGCTGCCCTCGCTTCACGTACCCGCATGATTTCGGCAATCAGTCCCGGCCCTTTAACGTCCAGCTTGATGTCGCCCATAACGTCAAACAGCTTTTGGAATTCGTTAGCTTGCTGCGCCATAGCAGCGTTGCAGTTGAATTTGCGACCACCGGGGCCGCCTACATATACGTCAACTGACGGGCCTGTTGTTTCACCCGTGAAACGCTTAACGCCGTCAGCGCGATTGCAAGAGTCGTAGCCGTACAGCGTGAAATGACGGAATCCAAGAACGTAACCAATGTTGATGGCTCGCAGACCCGAGGTCGTGCCACCACCAATAGCAATTCGGTTGGGGCCAATGGCCTCCATTTCTGGGCCTTCTGCCCATGAGTGCCACAGCAACACGTTGCGCCCTTTAAGGTGGTCAAATGTCGAGGGCGGGCAACGAGAAGCGGGCATATAGGTGGTGTGGTCGTTAAGCCGCTGTATACCGCTTGTGCGGTCACGCGGGTCAAGATTAACCCACAGGTCGGGGGCTACCCCGTTTTCCACCAAAAAGTCGTGTGCGGCCTTTACAGCCACAATCGGGCGACCGGCTCGGCGGTGCGCCTTAATCTCATCAATGTAGTCCGGCATAGACCACCCGCTCGCCACCAATACGATGTTGCCATCGTGCTTGATGGGAGCGAGGGTCAGTTCTGGCAGACCACGGGCGAGAGCAGAGCGGATATTGGAACAAAGTTCCTCTTCCGTACCTGCTGCTACGACCGTGATCTCCAGAGGCTGCATGGTTAGCCAGCCACACCCGACAGAACGTGCGGGTAACCCGCAACGCAAGTCAGGGCAGTAGCGCCAGAGGCCGTGGTGAGGGCAACGATGCCCGCCACCAAACCGCCGCTGACCACCGCATCGTCAAGCGTTCCCGCCGTTGCCGTCGTATAGAGCGGCACAGCCGGGAGGCACGACGCTGCGAGCTTGACGACAGGCTTGCCGCCGATCTGCACCCAGCCGTAGTAGGCCGAGGCAATCGACGCTTGAGCAAAACCCACCACCTTGCTGTTAGCAGAGTTGGTCGTCGTAATCGGAACAACCGTGTTATCAACGCGAACGGAAACCGCGCTGTACTGGGCGACGTCCGAGGACGCACGCACATACACAGCTTGGCCGCCGTCGCTCAAGTTAACGGTCGTACCGACTGCAAACGAGGGCGAAGCATCGGTGTATTCAAGCGAAACACCAATCATGTTTGAAACGGAAATAGACATTTTCGTGCCCTCCTTAAGCGATCAACACGCCTTGGAACTGGCTGCCCGAGCAGGTAAGGTTACCGGCCCAGCCAATCAGTTTCACAATGGCGTCTTGGTTGACGGCCTGACGCTCACCACCGATCGGAACAAAGTTGCGATCCTTGTGGGGGCGGAACATCAGGTACTTGGTGTTCAGGAACCACATGTGGTTTGCGTTGCCCGAACCGCTGTTGTAGGTGGACGAACCGATACCACCGTCCAGCACAACGTCGGAGGCCATGCCCGCGCCGTAGTACTTGAGGGAGGCAAAGCCCGCGCCCGCCATGCCCGAACCAGCGTCCGTGATGCGCTGGATGGCCTGCAACGACTGCAAATACAACCGATAGTAGTTGTTGTCTGCAACGATGAGGTCAGGCTTGTCGGTTCCACGAACCAGCTGCACAGCCAAGGCGTCCATATAGCCTTGGATGTTCGTCGACGAAACAGCCGCGAGACCATCGGTCAAGCCGCTGTATTTCTTCGACTGCCAGAACGACCACACGGCGCGATTGATGCCACCGTAGGTGCCAACAGTCGGGTCATCCGGCACAGCAGCAGCAAGACCCGTGAGGTTCTTACCCGCGTTGCCGGTGCCGTCGCCATACAGGTCACCGCTGATGCGGTTAGCCAGCTGGGCTTCGGCCACTTCCATGCGACCGTCAAGAAGGTCGATGATCGCCTCCTTGCCCGAGTTCTGGATCATTTCCAGACCCGAGATGGTCACCGCAGAAGCGTACTGCGTGATGGAGAACTGCGCCGAGCTAATCGGGCTGTTCTGACCCACGTTCAGCACTTCGTAACCGGAGTAGCTGTTCGTGTTGTTCGTGGTCGGATCGGTGTACATGATTTCCTGCAAAATCACGTTACCGCCCGAGAACGTCTTGACGTTCCCACGCTCCTTAAGACGACGAAGCAACGCGTTGTTGTTCGTCACGTTGTCAGCGAGTGCACCGCTACGGCTCTGGATTGTAGTAGCGATGATGTCGCTGATACTTGAGTTGGCAAATGCCATTTTGATGCTCCTATATCAGTTGGTTACAACCGGGCTGTTGTTTCTTCGAAGGCTTCTTCGATCAACGCCCGACGACTTTGCGCTTTGGGAGCCGTGTTAGCACCGGGTGTGGCGCTTCTGACACTCACAGCAGCGGCCCGAGCGGCTTTCGCTGCTCGGTTCTTTTCTGCGGCCATTTTCGCGTTTTGCTCTGCCTGTTGGGCTGACAAAACCTTTTCCCGCAGCTCTCGATTGCCATAAACCGCTCTATCATAAGCGTCTTCCAATGTCTCGGCTACACCGCTTTGGAGGAGCTTAATCATCTCGGGTCTGGCTTCTTCGAAAAACTCTGCCTTTTGGGCAAAGCCTTCAATTTCGTTAGAAAGGACAGCCTGTTCTGCGGCTTCCTGTTGTTGCTTCCACGTTGTGACTTCGCCACGCACGCTGGCAAGCTCGTTTTTCAACGCAAAAATAGTCGGATCGACCGCTTGCTGCTGACCTTGCGGCATACCTTGAAGGTTAATTCCGTATTCACCCGCTAACTGCATAAAATAGTTCAGTCGGGTCTGCGGGTCAGACGTACGCAGCGTGTGGTCAGCCTTCAGCAACGCCGAAATGGCCTGCTCTGGCTTCATGCCAAGGCCGTTTAGCGTCGTCATGTAGGGGCTGATGACCTCCTGCATGGAATCGGCAAACTGCTTGGCTTGGAGCAGGGGTTCCACGCCACGGCGCATCTGTTCTTCGCGCTGGAAAGCGTATTCCTGCAAGCGAGGGTCGGCTTTCTGCCAAACCTCGTGATAATCCTTTTTCCACGACAGCGGAGGGCGCTTCCACACGGGTTCCTCGACGGGTTCCGGTGCGGGGGCTTCCTCTTGTACAATGGTTTTGGCGAATCGGCCTGATTCGTCACGGCCATTATTGGCTTCGGCTTCCTCAAACTGCTGGGACAGCAATTCCTTGCGGTCTAGCGTCTCATTAGCCTCTGTGGGGGCTTGGTCAACGGTATTGTCGCTCATCGTCATCCTCTCCTGTGGGGATTGGTAAAGTTGGCGTGTTGACGCAGGTCGCGCAGCAGACGATCAGCTTGATCGTTGGTCAGTCGATTGTTGACCTCCCATTTAAGGCGCTCTAACCGCGAATTGTCAGGCTTCTCCCTCGCCATGTGTTTAGAGGGGTCTTCGTTGCCAACCTCAATGCAGTTGTTCGCCTTGAGGTGGCGTCGATGCTCTGACCTAGACGTAACCATTTGGCCGTCAATCATGGATTTGTATGGCGTGATGTCGGGGACGACGTAGTGGTAATGCCCCTTGGCGTCCTTCTTGCGCTCAACAAACTCACCGTCAACCAATATGTACGTTCGTTTCATAGGAGCAACAATACTTCTTCATCGTCCATTTCTTCAAGTTCCCGATGCAGCGCCTCAACCCGAGCCACATCTGCAAGGAGGGCGTCAAAGTCGATGGCATTGACCGGGGGTATATCAAACCGGGTCTGTTCTTCAACAAACGGGGCAACGATCTCGGCCACCACACGCGGTCGACCCTCAACCAGTTCCTCGTAGATTGCGATGACTTCCTTGCGCCGCGCCTCACGCAGCTTGGAATCCTCGTCATATCGCGGCTCTTTGCGCTTCTTGTGCGTGTTCTTGCCACCGTCGTGCGTGTCAATAACGACGACAGGCGGTGGCGGCGGCGGTACCGTGACCTCGGCAACCGCAAACGGCAGAACGCAAAATGGCGCGATAGCGAACATTAGAGGGTGCTAACCGCCGACATAGCTGACATAGAGGACACTTCGCCAATCGGCTCAATAACGGGTAGCTCGGAGTCAGTTACCAAATACACGCACTCGACCCAATCCTTTGCGTCATGGTTCCAATTCCATTGAAAGCCCGGACGATCCTCTGGCTTCGGGTCACGCACAACCCACTCGCCATTTAGCCACGAAACTTCCTTGCCCTCTACCGCTTCCGGCTTGGCGGGAACCTCGTACCAACCCTTATTGTTGTCGATCTGCTCGACGGGGTAGTGGCCTTTGAAACTATAAAGCGTCATGGGTTATCTCACAGAAGCGGGAACGCCGCAGTTGGGGCGGTAAAGTTAGCGGTGTAGCGGGCAACGCCTTTGGTAATGCGGAAGTCTTGAATGTATCCGTTCCATACGCCGGGGACGCCGCTGCCGGTTGAAAACCACCATTTAGCAATGGACTTGGCAGAAGTTGCTCTATTAACAATAGACCCGGAAATGCCGGTTAAGTTTAGGTCGCGCGTTCCATTGATATACGTTTGCCAAGTAGTGCCAGAGCGAACGAACGCAACATGAGTCCATGTGTTTGTGGCGATTGTGATCGTGCCAATTCCATTACCGCCGCCGTCTGCGTTAATCAAATTCCAAGTGGTTCCGTTACTACTTGCCCAAATGCAGAATTTTTGACTTTGGTAATCAATACCAATACTCCAATCGGTTCCCGAACTTCCGTGATACAGCGCCATTCGAGTTGTAACGGTTGGGTAAATCCACCCTTCAATAGTAAAGTCGCCGCTGCCAAACTCCAGATTTATTGTCGGAGCAGTATTAGCAAAGTCCCCCGTCCCATCGAAATACATCGACGAGCCGCCGAACTTGCTCTGCGTCGTGCTGATCTGCGCGTTGCCGACCGTCTCAAGATCGTTCTTGGACGTAGCGTCGTAGATGCCTGCGTTGGTGTAGTTGAGCAGGAGCGAGGTATCGGTGATGGCCGTAAGCGGGGCGGTTGGGACTGCGGTGTTAGCCGTTCCCTTAAGAATCCGAATATCCGCAAAGTACCCTTGGAATACTGCGGCACCCGCATCTGATCCGAGGTTAACGCTTTTGTTAGACGACGTTGGAACAGATGTAGTAGTTCCAAGAGAAACGCCGTTCAGATACAGGGTCGTTGTACTTCCGCTCTTGACCAAAGCAAAGAATGACCAAGCATTAAGCGGTGCCTTTGTTGAGGATGTAATAACGGGTGAACCATTCAGCAAATAGTACAGTCCGCTGCCGCCAGTTGAAATATCCGCAATGACAATTTTATCTCCCGCCGACGTTCCTACATAAATAAGTACGTTGTTTCCGGCAGAGTAGGCCGTTGGGTAATACCAACCTTGAATCGTCCAATCTCCGCTTGAAAGGTCAAACGCGGAAGAAGTCGTGGTGGTCAGGTAATCCCCACTCCCATCGAAATACCCGCTGCCGCCATTCGTCGAGGCAGACCAAGCAGCCGTGGGGTTGAACGGGGAGAAGGCTTGGACGGAGGGGGAACCGTTTACGGTAATGGCAAAAGCATTTGTACTGCTATCCGCAAATCTGCTGGATTGGCAAGTTAAAAGCGAGGTGCCGCTGATGGCCGTGAGTGGGGTAGTGCTGGGCGTGAAGTTGGAGGTGTAGACGGCGGTGCCTTTGACGATACGAATATTTGAAATATATCCAATCCATATTTCGCCAGCAGTTGTTGAGCCTGCAATCTTCGGCCCGGTCGTGCCGCCGTCACTTTGCGTTGAAGAATTGGTAAATGACCCGCTTGATGTGCCGTTAATGTAATACGTCCAAGTATTTCCGCTTCTTACTAATGCAACGTGATTCCATTGATTAGTGGCAATAGAGCCGGTTGACGCTCCTGCAAATCCGCCATTTGTGTACACGTTCAGCGTAGTTGCGCCGGACTGACTTAAAAGTGCAAATCCGGTTGAATTTGCGGCAGACGTACGAATTTCAACAATAGGTCGGGTTCCAGATGTGGATGTGGGATATACCCATCCTTCAACGGTAAAGTCGCCGGTTCCAAAATTAAATGCTGTATTTGCGACGGTGTTTAAGAACTGCCCGCTTGTCCCATCAAAGTAGTTCCCCCACCCCGTCTGCGAGAATGGCGAGAACGTACCCTGCGTCGTGTTGCCGTTGCGGGTGATCGAGAAGTTGTTGGTACTGCTATCGAGGAACGTGTTGTTCTGTGCGCCGTTCGTGCCGTTACCGGGCAGCAACAGAGTCGTGTACTCAAAGTTTGGGTCAGAGACGACCTGCGAACCACCCAACAGCAACTGCTGAATACCGCTCATTAGCTAACGTTTCCGTTGACTACGCAAACCGTACCGGAAATAAACAAGATGGTTGCAACGCCACGGGTGGCAAGCGTCATCGTTGCTTTATCTGAGTCCGTTCCTGCGATATAGGCCGTGGTAATGGTGCAGGTAATTGTAATGTTGCCAGAGGTGTTGTTAAACACCGAAACAACATCGCCTGCTGCGAACGTAGCGTCAGGGATCGTCACCGACCCACCTGACCCAACGTTGATAAACTCGCCTACATCGCCCGTGACTAGCGTGTAGCTCGTCGTCTTGGCCGAGCCTGACTGCGGGATGTTGCGGTAACCGACTGGGTTGGTGCCGTCGACCGTGCAGTTGGCTAATGATCCGGTCGATGATCCGGTGCCGCCGTTAGCAACCGCCAACGTGCCGGTGACTTGCGTGGCAAGATTGACGTTACCAACAACCTGTTTCAGCGATCCGGTTGTGTCGAAGGTGCCGTCTGTCGTCCACGTATCGCCAACCTGCAACGTGACCTTGGCGATAGTTCGCAGGGTGCTGTTGTTGTTGTACGAAACGGTGACCGTAACCGCTGCCGTATCGCGGTTCTGGATCGTGATGGTCTTGATTGCACGGCGCGTAGAGGAAGCCGGAGCGGCTACCAGCGTCACGCTGCTTGTGCCGTTTAGCGCGCCATCAGTAGCGCCCTCGGTAAAGGCCGAGCCGGTGTTATCCGCCCATGCAGCCGTAAAGTCAGGGTTGGTCGTTGCCGCCGCCCCCGACATGGTGCAGACGATGGATTTGGTAGTTGCGTCGAGTACAAGTAATGCCATGGTGATGTCCTACGAAATGAACCACGCATAAGCTTCAACAACGCCGCCACCTGTGGCTGCAATCGTGATGCTTCCCGCGCCATTGGTGACAGAAATGCCGCTGCCTGCGGTCAAGGATGCAAGGGTATAGCCGCTACCGTTACCAACCAAAAGCTGGCCGTTTGTCGGGGTAGAAGTTAGCGCAGTACCGCCGTTAGCAACGGATACGGGCGCTGTTAGCGAGAACGTAAGGTTGGTGAGGGTAAGGCCGTTGCCTGCCGAGTAAATCTGTGCCGATGAAATCTGCACAAAATTAATGGCAGTTGTGCCAAACGTAATCGTGCCTTGGGTGTTACAGACGTAGGTTTCGCCTGCACCCGTGTTGCCCGAGGTAACGAAGAACGCATCTCCCTCGCCCAAGCTGTTTGGGGTTTTTAGCGCGTACGTGTCAGCGTCCGTCGCACGGGTCAGCACCCACGCCGTAGACCCGTCGCCTACGGTTGTGACGGTGTACACGCCGTTTTGCAGCGCGCTAGCCTGATTGTAGATAAGGATGCGGTCGCCAATCGAAGCTGTCGGGCCGTCAGGGGCAAATGCCGCCAGCGTACCTGCGTTAGTCAGCGTAGCGCCTACACCAACGCCGGGGCCGCCCGGTTGGTTGTAGTTCGCGGTATATGCGTTGGGGGCTTCGTACTTAACCGGGGCGTGATACGTGATGCCGGTGGCAACCAGCGTATCCACGTACAACTTGTTTGCTGCGTCGTTGTTGTTTGTCGGGGTCGCAAGGTTAATGACCTTTGCCGACGATACGTCAACCGCACCCGTGCCGTTGGGGTCAAGGACAACATTGCCGTCCGTGTTTGTGGACGAAAGCGAGTTGCCGTTGAGGTTGAGGTTATCAACGTTAACTTCGGTGAACTTACCCGTAGATGGCGTCGTTGCGCCGATTGCAACATTGTTCATCGTTCCAGCTGTTGCTGGATTGATGGTTACCGTTCCCGTGCCAGTTGGTGCAATTGATACGTTGCCATTGGCAGGGTTGATGTTTGTTGGTACCTCAAGCGACAAGTTATTGCCGCCGCCAGCGCCCCAAAGTAATTGACTTATGCCGCTTGCGTTACGCAGTTGACCGCCACCAGAACCAACGGCATCAACAAATGGGGTAACTACTTTTGTTATGACATTTGCAACGCCAATGTTTGCAGACGTTATTGACGCGCCCGTTGCCGTTAGCGTTGTGAACGCACCAGAGCTAGGCGTGACCAAGCCCACCGTTGTGCCGTTAATCGACCCGCCCGTGATGGCAACGCTATTGGCGTTTTGGGTCGCCATCGTGCCAAGGCCGGTGATGTCACCAGCGGGGATGGCGGCAACGGCAGTAAAGGCGGACGTTCCTGACGCTTTAACGTATCCCGTTAAGGAGTTGGCACCTGTACCACCGTTGCCGACCGGAAGCGTACCTGTTACGCCAGTCGTAAGCGGCAATCCCGTGCCATTGGTCAGCACGATCGCAGTCGGGGTGCCGAGGTCGGCGCTGGAAAGCGTTTTGTTCGACAGCGTTTGTGCGGTATCTAACGTAACGGCCTTTTCGGCTGGATACGCTACAAATACGTCTTTGCTGCCTGCCGCAAACGGGACTTTGTTACCCGAATTGCTAGAGGCTAGCACCGTATCGCGGGTCAGCGTACTGACGTTGTACGTACCGATACCCACTTCCCAGTCGCCCGTGGCGCTGTCTACGGCGGTGTAGTACGTCTCGTTGCCGTTACCAATGACCGAGAACGGCACAAAGCCGGTGGACGTACCATCAAGGGTGAACGTGCCAAGCCCTGTGGTGGCGGTCGTCTCTTTGACGCGATCCTGTAGTACGAAAGCCACGGCTTACTGCCTCGTCATCGGCATGGGCGGCTGCGGCTGACCAAGCGGGAGCGGCTGTTGCACCAACTCCACACCGGCTGCGCGGCCATCGGGGCCACGGATAATGCGCTTGGGCGCTGTCATTGCGCGCAACGCTGCCTCTAGCTTCGCCATCATCTCGCCGTACAGCTGCGTCGTCTGCTGCTGCATCTGGATTACCGCTTGCGTGGAAGCGGTGACGTTGTTTTCCACGTTTTCCATCATGCGCTCGGTGTTGGCCTTGGTGACCTCCAGCATAGGGATGTCTACGCCGGGGTTTGCACCAATGCGAGCCACGTTGATCTTGGTCTGCGCGTCCAAGTCGGCCTTGTACTTGTCCATTTGCGCTTGCATTTCCAGTTCACGCTGCTTCAGCTGCGCCTCTACCTGCGCCTCCTGCTGCTTCATCTGGAGTTCCATTTGCATACGCTCTTGGTCGGCTTGCATTCGGGCGCTCTCCGCTTCGGCTGCAGGATTCGGGCGAGGCTGTTGGGCGGCTTGTTTCATCTGCTCCATTGCAGCGTCAATCTGACCCTCAATCGGGCGAGACGCCTTAAACGCCTGCACACCAAACTTCATCAATTCCATCATCACCGGCACTAACTCTGGCGATGCCTGACCCACCGGCAGGGCTTGTTGCAGGAAGCCACCAAAGGCTTGAATAAACTGCAAGCGATCCTGCTTCATCTGCGCTTCGTCGATCTGGACGAGGCTATCGGCAGCGATGTCTACGCGGAAGTTACGCAGCGGGCGGTCGGTCAGCAGTTCCAAGGCTTGCGGGATCATCTGCTGATCCACTTCTGCCATCTGCTGTGCGGCAGCATACGAAAGGATCGTCTGCGGTTGGAACTTGGCGCACATCACCTGCGCCTTCAATCGAATTAACTCAGATGCAAAGAGGGCTACGTCCTCTTGCATCGAACGCAGTCTTAGTCCGGCGTATTGGCCTTTGATTTGTTGGGCCGTGGCCGTCTCAGATGCGGAGCTTTGACCACGGATAATGTCTGCGATACCCGTGATTTCGTAGATTTGGTTCTTGATGTCCGCTCGGGCTTGATAGCATTGGAGGAGGGCTTGCGAAAGCGTATCCAATGGGAGCAGGTCGATACTGCCCTTAAGGCCGCCCTTTTCAGAGAAGCCCATCCATTTATCAATCGGGATAAGAGCATTGTTGTCGCCTTCCGTCAGTAACCGTTGCAGGGCAGGTTGGCTGGCGTCGTAGACACCACGCACTCGCAGCGCCTTTACCAACCCGTCGATGCGGTCGGAGAGGATGTCCAACTCCATCGCCTGATCTTGGTAAAGGATGAAGTCAGGGACGGGAACCAGCGTGTCGCTTGTCGTCGTGGCGTACAGCGGCTTTGCGCAGGGGAAGAAACCCTCCAGCCCCAATGGGTCATCCCGCACATCAATCATCTGCGGCATACCCTTACAGAACCAGTAGACCTTTAGCGTCTCCTTGTCCCAGAGTTCACAAATCTTCGCACGGTTATACGAACGCTTGGACTCGTTGTAGGCGTTAAGCGGTTCCGGGCCTTGGTCTAGCGGTATCTTGCGGGCTACATCCTCGCCAAAACGCTCTGCAAGGGCTTCCTTGCTCATGTAGACCCAGCGCCATACCTGACTCACTTCTTCCCATGTGCGGGCCTGTGAGTGGCCGAAATCGCGCCAATGGACGTAATCCACCGGGGCGCGTTCGTAATCAACTTCTTCGGGAACCTCGGCGAGTTCGCCTGCTTCTACGTCCTCAGTAACCTGTAAGCCGTCATCTTCAATGCCTTGCGGTCGTACGTGCGGTTCATAACGCACCCATGCCGTGCCGCGTCCACCGAGGAACCGATCTTCCACGCAATAACGCATCGTGTTGCGGAAGTCGGGGTAATGCTCAATCTCAAAGTCAATGGAACGTTCCAGAATTTGCGACGCCACGCGGCCTACTTGGTCGTTGTCACCAAATCGGCGGGAAATGTCAGCTTTCGGGAGTTTGGCGTAAACAGCCGGGATCAACGTCTGGACGTTTGACCAGAGGATGTTGAACTTAGCCGTCTCGTTGCCTGACTGCCCACGAGTGTCATCGCGGTATCGCTTGATGATCTTCTTAGTACGGGCCTGCCACTTGGCAAACTCGTTGTCATACGCTCCGATTGTGCGGAGGTACTTGTCCAACTCGGGGCTGGTGAGGTTTTCCATTAGTCCTTACCCTTATTGCGGGAGCTGATCGCCTTGGCTTTTGCCTTGGCATCTTCCTTCGATGATGCGCCCCATGCGCGTAGGGCAAGCGCCAAACGGCTTGGCTTACCGCTATCGTCTTTCATCGGCCCTGACATATTGCCCATGCGAGCGAGGAATGATGCGCGGCGCGGATTGTCACCAGCCTTAACTGGCGGCTTAAGGGTTCCACCCGTCTCACGCTTGTAAGACGCACGACCCTCGGCATTTAACCCGCCTTTCGGGTTCTTGCCCTCTTTCCGCTGCCACGCTGCACTCATCGCTTCTTCTCGGGTTTGGCGGTCTTTGCAGACTCTCTAAACGCCGACGCGGTCGGTGCGCCCTTCTCACCGGGCTTACGCATCCGCTCGCCGGAGCCAGCCGCTATCCGTTCGCGTTTAGCGAGGATATTGGCGTACAGCCCCGCCTTTCGGCTCACGACCAGAACACCGTGCAGTCAACCGTGCCGCCGATAGTCACGACAAGGCTGGTGCTAAAGTTAGCCGGGATCGTGTAGAACGTCGCGCCTGCCGGGGTGAAGGTGTTTACCACCGTAACCGCGCCATCGCTGACCTTAATGGTCGGGGTGCTAGATGCTGAAGCCACGAAAATGCCAAACATTCCGCCCGTTCCCGTTTTCACGGTCGTGGTGCTGGTGATGTTTTTGTAGTTCTGGCTCTGTGTAACCGGGAGACTCATATTCTCGCCCTCCTGCTCACCGTGCGGTCGTGCACTTGCCACATATCGTTGAGCGTAACTGTGTTCTCAGGGCCGACCATGAGCGGTTTAGGCTCTACTGTGGTCGGGGACTTGTCACTTTGCTCCTGCCATGATACCGCAAGCATTCGGAATGCGTCACTAGGGTGTGATGTCCAATCGTGCCGTGGACTCTGCCGATAGGCTTTCTTGTCCTCGTCGTACTCACGTTGGTACTGGCGCAAAGCCTCAATACCGTCGTGGCACTTCTCAGCGTCAAAGTACACCCGTGGCAGCATCATGCGGACTGCTTGAATACCCGACTGCAAGCCAATGTCAGGCACTACAGCTAGTTTCTTGATGTCTAGGTAGCTCGCCAACTGCTCCACGATGCTGCGCCCGGTCTGCAAGCTTTTGGCTCTGGCGTCATGCGGCAGGTAATGTCTGGCGTAGTCGTAAGGTTTTTTCCTTACCGCTTCGGCAATGTAGTGGATGTCAGCGCCCGATACGGCAAAGAAGTCGATAACCCTGACCTCGCCACGTAGCACTTGGTAGAACCAGATGGCCGTGTCGTCTCGGTATCCCAAGTCCCACGCCGTGTAGACGGGCAGGTTGGCGTCGTAACTGATTTGCCCAATACGGCCTTGGTCTTGCGCTTGGCGCATCTCCGTGCCGTAAAAAGCTCCGAGGATGGCAGCCTCAAAACTGCACTCGTACTCCTGCAAGTACTGATCCTCGGACAACTGCGCTTTAGCGGCGGCTAGCTCTGACGCCGGGAGAAGCCCGCTGGATGAGGCGGGTAAGCGCAGCAGGAACCACTCGCTAGGGATTCGAGTGGCTGTATCGTAAATTTCCCAAAACTGATTGCGTCCCTTTGGCGTCCCCGCCATGACGCACCAACCGTTCTTGTCAGACAGGGCTGGCCGAATAATGTTCCCGAATACCGAGGGCTTAAAATCTCCATATTCGTCAAGGTAAATACCCGAGAATCCCAAGCCTCTTATCTGCCCATCCGCGTTGTCAGCCCCAAACAACCCGATCTTGACGCCGTTTAGCAGCGTTAGGGTCATTTGGACTTCGTTAGCTTCTTTTAGTACAGGCTGGGCGTAGTACTTGAAGTAGTCCCAAGCAATGCGTCGTGCTTGGTTCATGTAGGGCGCGACGTAGCCAAATAGCCCATTAGGCCCTTGGTAAGTAATGCCAGCCCGGATAATGTCGTTTACGGCTGCGACCGTTTTACCGGCTCGGCGGTGAGCAACGATGCAAGCCCACCGTTTCGTGCGGTTGTGGAATGGCATGAACGCCCTACGTGGTTGGTAAGGCATTTCGATTTCCACTAGGTCGGCTCCTTCCAGCGGATAACCAGTTCCTGTGGGCCACCCTCGTCACCCGTCACTTCGGTGCGGGCAAGGTCGGGCAGGGTCTTGCGTAGGACTATCTCGGCTGCTTTGAGTGCTGCCGGGGTCATTTCAATCTCACCAAGGGCAGCTTGCTCTAGCCTAGACAGGATTACTCCTGACTTAATGCGTTCTCGCCACTCGTTGGATAGACGGGGTGTGTTTTTCCGTGCGGCCATGGCTTTGATTGTAAACGACTATTGGCGCATACCTGCAACAATCATTCGCGCTTGGGCATCCGTTTCATGGCTTCGGCCAGCTTCTTGCCTTTGTCGGCTTGGTTGAAGTCCTTGGCTACGCTCTGCGGGATGCCTACACGTTGCGCGAAAGCCGGGTCGTGTGCGGCGGCAGCCATAAAACGGCGCTGCTTATCAGATGTGCTGGGCATTACGACACCTTTACAAATTTTCCGTTGATCAATTTCGTGCCGATTCGTCGTTCGGCAATGGATTGTCGGGCTTCTAATGACATCGGTGGGCGTTTTGGGCGATTCAATGCGATTTGCCGCATACGCTCCTTGAACTCGTCTGATCTTTTTTTGCCACGCAATTTTATTGCGGCTAATGCGTAGGATTCCGCAGTTCGTTTAATTGGGCCACGCCGTTTGGCTGCTTCGCTCATGCGTTGTCGCGCTTCTAAGGTGTTTCGCTTACCTAATCTTGCGCGCCCAATGTTTCGTTTATGTTCTTCGGATTTAGGAAGCAGTCCGACATTGTTTGCCACAGGGTTGATGTTGTACCCCTTGGCGGTCAATTCAGCCTCATCTAACAGAAACTGTTCTAATTCCAACATTTCCGCTTTACATGGCAAATTGGCTATTAATTGGAACGTGAAAGCGTTAGCGCCGTATTTATTCCATGCGTTTTGCAGCTTTGCTGAATGATGGCTGTTGCTTTCTAACAACTTTATGTGTTGTCCATGTCGGCGCTCAAGATCAATCGTTGAACCGACATAACGCTTGTCGTTCGCCTTATTACGAATTTCGTAAACGGCAAAATCCATGTCAACTAAGCTGTTCAAGCTTATATAGCGTAGACGCAATCAACCCCACGATCTCGTCGTGGATGTTCTGCAAGTCGGGTTCGTCGGGTAACTGGTCGCGCATGCTCTTGGCAAAGTCCAGCAAGCCGCTGACGTAAGCCTTGGCGTCCTTCTGCACCTTGAAGTCGTCGATGTAGGCGGTCATCGGGATGATGCCGAAATGCCCCTGATACGCCTCGGCGTACTTGTCGGCAAGGTCAAGGATGTCGTCGTAATACCCGCCCAGCGCCTTATGTTCCGCGTAGGACTTGGTGGACAAGTGCAGGAAATGGGTAATAGTGCTGCTGTGAAGCAGGGCTGAAACGAAGATTCCGGCTTGTTGATGTTTCATGATTAACCCATTTTGCGGTATGTGGGCGAGGGTACTACCTACGGTATTTTACCGCAACTGCTCGGGTTTTATAGCGGAAATGTAGCGATCCATCAGTTCCCGTACCGTTATTTCGGGGTCACGGGCAACGTAGAACTCACCGCGTGGCTCAAACACTTGGCGGAACGCTTCCTGACTCGGGGTAAGTTTGCCTTTTGGGGTTTTGATTTCGACCCAGCAGACCCACGCCGTGCCGTTTGGAAGTGCTTTCGTGGCAAGTTTGTCGGGGACTTGGCCCACTTGAGCGTAATCGTAGACCACAAAACCCGCTTTCCGTAGAGCTTCAGTAATGGGTGCGTCGTTGGCGTCTCGTCTGGCAGCGTGTCGCATACTCTAGCCTCGTTGATGCAGCGGGTTAGCCATATTTGCCACCAAACTTTATTGGCTTTCTTTAGCGTTGGTACGCGCACGTTCTCTCAACCTCAATACACCTTTCTCGCCAAACAACTCTCTGACTAACCCAATAACGCCCGGATCGGTCAGTACGTCAGATGCCCCGATTTCGCGGATCAATTCGCCAACGCGAATCTTAATCTTCTCCCGCTCGCCCGCGTCTCCCGAAAACGCGGTGCGAGCCAGCAACGCATCGTAATACCGCAGACGGTTCAGCGGGCTGTTACGCACGGCTTCATCCCAACCGGAAACACTACGCTCTACCGCTCGCGCCACTCGCTCGTCCGGCAGTCCCTTCGGGCCGGACTTCGCGGCGCTCGGTAAATAACCGTGTTCGTCACCCATCACTCAACCCTCCGACCAACAACGCTCAACACAGCGGCGGTGCTAACTTTGGCAATACCAATCGGCTTCTGGTTATTGGTTATTGGATTATGGTTATTGGTTAGCATACCGTTTGCATTGCGTTCGCTATGCGTTCGCATCCATCTTTGTTGGGCGCTCTGTTTAGCTTTTGCCTGTTTTTCCTGCACTTTTTCCATTTCCTTCATCGCCCGAGCATTGACGTAACCGGACGCAGTAAGAATAAAAAAATCGTTTAGGATGCGACGGATTCTGTCTCGTTCCCTTCCGTTGATTGGGCGGCAAAGCTGCATAGCTTCACGCTCGCCAAACGGTTTTTCGGTAGCGTAAAAGCGATCTAACAAAAGGGTATAAACGCCATGCTCGTAGGTGGTGAGATGGCCGGTATCTCGGGCGTAATCCCCGAGATGACGAGTGTAAAAAAGCATATTGTCTCCGCACAGTTAAAAACCATGCGTAGCGGTTGACAGGTTAAGTGTTCCCCCCTTAACCTTCCGCTACGCTCTGCAACCTCGAAAGCGTATGGCAGCCCCCCCTGCCGCGTCAACCCCCTTAATCGGGGGTTTGTCGTTTCTGGGTTCCGTAGAACGCATTAGCGCCCCTGTGGGGGCTTTACCTGCCCAGCCTTGAGCTGCCACGCCCGAGCCGCTGGGATCGCCCCAGCTTTAACCCATTGGCTAACAGCACCTTTCGTGACGCCAAATGCCTCGGCTAACGCCTGCTGGCTACCGTATCGCTTAATAAGCTTCTGAATGTCCATGCTGCGGAATATAGCCGCCTAAACTTTTTTTTGCTAGGGGTATTGCAATCTGCGTTTAGGTTGCTAAACTTACAACCGTTGACAGACACAACCCACAGAAAGGAATTTGTTATGACCACAAAGTACGTCGCAGATGTTCACCAAGGTTTTGACCTAAACCCTTTCACGGTTACCGGAAATGTCAGTTCAATGTACTGGCGCGGTACGATACGGTGCGGCACAAAGACGGTAGCGCGAACTAACAGATACAAAACTCGCAAAGCAGCCGAACGCGCAGCCGCTAAATTGTTAAAAGTATTTGAGGTGGCGGCGTAAGCCGCCCCTCCCACACAGGAGCAACAGATATGCACGACAAGTATTCAGCCCTCGGCACATTCGTAGCCTACGGCAACAAGTTCCAGATTGACGTTGAGTATTCGCAGGACATGGACGGCGAGATTACCGTTGACCGTGCCACCCTTATCGGCATCTACCTTGATGGCGACAAGAAGCCCTCATCGCTTAACCACGGCATTGTCCTAGACCTTGGCTACCTCTCACCTGACGAGGAGTTTGAGATTGAGGAAATTGCCACGCGTGATGCGTTCTACAACGCGGGGTTGGAATGAAAAGTCCTTGGCCGCAATTTATTGCCATCGCCATCCTGTTCCTAATTGCTGCCGCCTGTGACCCCTGCGGTGACGGCGGTTGCACCGCAGCTGAGGAGCGAGCTTCCCATGCACGATGATGACCTGACTTGGTGGCATCACCAAGACGAAATGATGCAGCAGCTTGAAGAACAAGAACGCATTGAAGCCTGTAACCGGGCAATAGACGAACTGAAAGGAGAAGAAGATGCAGAGTGAAACCATTGGCGCATTGGCCGCCGCGTTAAGCAAAGCCCAAGCCGACATCACGGGTGCGCTGAAAGACAGTAGCAACCCGTTCTTTAAAAGCAAGTACGCCGATCTAGCGTCGTGTTGGGATGCCTGCCGTAAGCAGCTCGCTGCAAACGGTTTGTCGGTAATACAGACCACGCAGATGACCGAGCAGGGCTTGATGCTCGTCACCACGCTTGCTCATTCCAGCGGTGAGTGGATCGCAGGGCAGATGCCCGTGCTGACCAAGGACAACAGCCCACAGGGTCAGGGCAGCGGCATTACCTACGCCCGTCGCTACGCCCTCGCCGCCATCGTGGGGCTGGCACAGATTGACGACGACGCCGAGGCTGCACAGGGTCGAGCGTTCACCAACGACCCGCGTGGCGATCTGGGCAAGAAGGTTGACCAGACCAAGCGTGACCAGTTTGTGCAGCAGTTCCGTGGTGCGTTCGATTTAGACGCCGAGGAAAAGGACATCGCCCTTGCGGTGATGGCCGTACATGAAGCATTGAACCCAGACCATGACCTTTACATTGCCGTCGCAGACGTACTGACAGCAAAGGAACGGTCAGCAATCAAGAAGTACATTCAAATGGCAAAGGAGCAGAACCGTGGATAAGTTTGACCCAAATATGCGTGGCGTATTGTTCAAGAACGAAAAGGGCGAGAACGCCAAGCGACCTGATTACCGTGGATCGTGTGTGATTAACAACATTGATTTCAACGTGTCAGGCTGGAAGAAGGTAAGCCAGAAAACGGGTGATACGTTCTTGTCGCTTAAGTTTGAAGCCAAGGGCGAGGGCAAGCTGTCCCGTACTGGCGAACCGCAGCAACAACCGACCAAGAAGCCGCAAGTGACGGAGGCTAACTGGGACGATCTGGACACCCCGTTTTGAAGCCATCCCGATACAACCCCCGCTTGTCGTTTGAGCAGTACTTAGTAGTGCTTGAGCGCAAGCGGGATGCCGCAGCGGAGTGCGAGCGTGTGCGATACAGCGATCTCGTAAAGACTTGGGGCATCCGTCAAAGCGTCATTGGCACGGCGCTGCGACGGGGTATCAAGCAGTACGACTATTTGCTGCGTAAGCAGGGTTACACCCACGCATTGCCAGAGTATCAACGATGAAAGTGTTTATCGGTTGGGATAGCCGCGAGGACATTGCGTATCAGGTATGCAGAGCGTCCATCCTGCGGCACACCAGCATCCCGGTGGACATTCAGCCTGTCGTGCAGTCAGAGCTTCGGCAGCGTGGCGTGTATACCCGAGAGAGTGATCCGTTTTCGTCTACGGAGTTTTCGTTTACCCGGTTCTTGACCCCGTATCTGGCTGGATACACCGGTTGGGCGGTATTTGTGGACTGCGATTTTCTTTTCCGGGGGGACATTGCGGGACTGATGGACTACGCCGACGGGGCAAAGGCTTGCCTTACGGTACAGCACGACTACAGGCCGAGCGAAACGGTCAAAATGGACAACAAGGCGCAGCATCTTTATCCACGTAAGAATTGGTCAAGTCTTATGTTTATCAACTGCGCCCACCCGCAAGTCAAGACGTTGACACCCGAGGTTGTAAACCGCGAAAGTGGAATGTTCTTGCACCGTTTCCAATGGTTAACGGATGACGTTATAGGCTCCTTGCCGATAGCGTGGAACTACCTTGAAGGTTGGTATACCCGTGACCATTGCCCCAACCCTATTGCCGTTCACTACACCCGTGGCGGGCCGTGGTTTCCCAATTATCAAGATGTGGAATACGCCGAGGAATGGAAAGCGTACACATGAAACGCATTTTCCCTGCCAACACCCCGCCTGACCAAGTAGCCACTTCGGTGCTACGCATGATGCAAGAGCTGCCCAACAAGCCGATTAGCGTAACGGTGGAGTTGTGGAAGAAACCCCGCAGCAACCAACAGAACGCTTATCTTTGGGGCGTGGTGTATCCAGCCATCATAGAGGGCGGTGGAGAAGCGTTAGGCGGATTTACCCGTGACGATGTGCATGAGTGGATGTTGGGCGAGTGTTTTGGTTGGGAGACGCTAGAGGGCTTTGGGCGCAAACGCTTACGTCCATTACGTCGATCCTCCACGCTCAATAAACAAGAATTCACCGATTACCTGACGTTTATAGATACCAAGTGTGCCGAGTTTGGCATCGTAATACCGGAGCCAACGTATGAACCTGCGTAAAGAGGCCAGAGGTCGGGCGTGTACGGTGCGACTGCCCGGCATCTGCAACCACAACAGCGAGACGGTGGTGCTGGCGCATATCCGTATGCCCGGCATTTCAGGGATGGGCATCAAGGCCCCTTCAGACCTTCTGGGCGCGTGGTCATGTAGCGCCTGCCACGACGCCATTGACCGACGCTCTAACGCCGACCTAGACCGAGACTATGTGCGATTAGCGCACTTTGAGGGGATGGCTCGCACCATCGCCCAGTTACGCAAAGAGGGGAAGGTCTAATGCGTCTTATCATGTGCTGTCAGAAAATTGACGGCAGAGACTTTCGTAGCGATCTGCGGTTTTCGGTCATTGCTGCGGCTTTCTGGAAGCGCATATACCCTGACGGGGAGGTGTGGCTAGGCACAAACACTAGCGACGTTCCAGAGGCTTATAAGCGCCATATAACGGTCGTTGAGTTCCCGTTTGGCGAATACCCTGCCTTTGGGCGCACCAACTTTATGACCAACTACCTCCACTCGCCCATGTTTGACCGGGATACGGTCTTTACCGGGCACGATGTGGTGTTCCTCAAGCCATTACCGGCGTTTGAGGCTAAGGGCGTTACGAACTACCGTTATCACCCTTCCCAACCGTATTGCAGCGATCTGTTTATCGCCAAAGACAAGGCGTATTGCTCGGAGTTGTTCCGCGAAATTCTGCAAGCGCACCAATGGATGCCGCGCCCCATCGTTAATGGCGCTGGCGATCAGTTAGCGTATACCGTGACGCTTGGTATGCCAGAGGCGCATATGTTTAACGGCCAGTCGTTTTGTACACCGCGTAGGCCTGACATCTTGGCTGTCCCGGCGCATGAATACTTGTTTACGCACAACGATGGCTTTCCGCCTAACTACCGTGACTTTCTGCGTATGTCAGCCGAAACCATATCGTTTGAAGATATGTTGACGGCCAAGACTGCCGTGCATTTTAAAGGCAACCGCAAAAAAGAACTTTTCCAGTTTGGGCATTGGGCGTACGA